GGGTTATGTTACAAATTTATTATTGTACAAATGATCTAGCATCGTACATAAAATGGTTTGGGGGCGATTCCAACAGCCAAAACATGAAGTCGAATGTCGGTGGCGAGCAGCGCGGTGGCTTCTCAAGCCCATAAGAGCGAAATATCTTCCTCCACTTCCAGTCCCAAGTGACAAGGCCTTCCTCACACCATCTGCGAATATCTGGTGGCAGTGTATCCCAACACCGTTGCAAGAATGTATGTGCGGCGTGGTTTGAATAACAGTTTTCGAACATTAAAGCGACAATACGTTGGGCCGTATCTACAAGCGACCTGTCTGTCTCTTTAGGGTAAAGGGCTGCAAAAACTATATCCACAGTGTCTCTTTTAGGGTGACCGAAATGCAAGTTTCGCCCAAGAAAAGAAGCTTGCAATATGTCGTGGGTGTAGTAGCTCTTCTTCGTGTTCAGCTGAATACCAAAGATTTCCAGTAATATAGCCGCGAGCTTTTCCAGATCTACGTGTACCTTACCAGGTATAGCCATGATAATATCATCGCCTAATACTCTAATAAATTGGCACAAGTATCCAAGCTTGGCGATCCCATATCTACCAGCAATATATGTGCATATATCTTCATCTCTTTGGAACATAAGTGATCCTGAATCAGTTCCTGTATCTTTCTTAAATACATAGCCATCTGGCATAATGAATTCAGTATCAATGGTTGCCTTAAGTAAGCGTCGAGCCAATCGTTTTGATCTCACAGGGTTTGGTTTTCCATAATGTTCATACCTAGTGAAGTCGATTTGGTCGTCTATAATCTTACGTGCGTCTCTGAGAAACCAAGGAGGCAAACTCGTGTCGTACTTCGAAAAGTCCAACATGATGTAAGTGCTTTGTCCAGGAGGTGCAGCAGCAGTCAGTTCATCCCACAGCATGCGATATCCTCTATGGAACATCGTATATTTATACCCATTTGGAATTATCTTTCGCGCTTGCATCTGTTCAATCCAAGGTAAGTAAATTGAGGCTTCAGCAATCAGTAAATCCAACGGCTTTCCCCAAACTCCTCGGAGCTTCAGTTCTCCTTTCTCCACAATACTTCCGCGAGCGAAAATCATCGTAGGTGGCAAATGCACAGGCTCTTCCTCTTTAATGCGGTGACAAATATATCTTGATCTCTGTTTGGCCATCTCAAATACTTCAGCCTTCTTTGTGTATCCCCATTGAAAATACGGATATCCCGGATTCGTGTTGAGAGTAAACATCTCTGGCTTAAGATCATTAATATGGCGCATAGGTGGTTTGTTCTTTCCACCATCGGTTATGTCAAACGCTTTGGTTGCGTCTCTGAGACATGATTCATACAGCCAGTCATTCTTTGGCCGTGGCGGCGGCTTCTTCTCGTAGTGTCCAATCATATTATATAGCGCATCAAGCCTTTGGGGCGAGCGGTGATACAACTTGAGTTGGTCTAAGATACTTCTGTTCCCAGCAAAGCTCCACTTGCACACATCCCAAACATGGTCAGAATAGCGCGGTTGGCTTAAGTGGGAAGAGTAGCCAGTCTCCTTCCTAATGAATCTAATCGGCATGGTCACAGACCTAATCCTAAAACTACCCTCTCGG